TTTTTTACCTGCTTTAGTCTGCATATAACCAATAATATTACCCTTAACTATGTTACCATAGCCTCTAGGTCTCATTGTAGGCTCATCACCCTTGGTCTTTCTAAATAACTCTGTAGGTACGTCTGCCTCATACTGCATGGCATAATAATGACCTTTTGAATCTTCGACAGTAACCAAGAAGTTTGCATTTGAACCACCTTTAGGTTCTGTAGTCCAATCCCATAAGGTTTTACGATATAAGTTACTGTGAAATCTTTTACCTGATAATTTATTAGGTGTCTCAGACTGATTAGGGTCTATTTCTAGTTTACCTCTACCGTTTTCATCAATGTAAACTCTTGCACCTGTATAGGTGTTACCTGTTAAGTCCTGTCCGTTAGTTGTATCAACATAGTTACCTTGATCGACTTCAATACCGTCTATCTTTTTGTAAAGTTTCTTAGTTTTAGGAAATACATCAATACCTTCACCTATATTGGGAACGGCCATGTCATCTATTTGACCGTCTTCAGTGACTTCTACTTGTTGTTGATTAGGTTGTTGTTGTGTAACTCTGTTTAAATATGGAACGACATACTGTTGTATAGCCTCAGGATTACCTAATCTTGTAGCTAAGTCTTCTATAATTTTAGTACCTGATTCAACAGGGTTAGAACCTAAGTTCTTCTTCATACTTAATAAAGCAGGTATTAATAGTGATTTATCTAAAGCACTTAGAGTTGTGTCGTTGTTGACGGCCTCTATAAGTTCATCTGCAAATGCTTTATTGTCGTCTATGCCTCGTTGGTAGTTAGGACTGTTTTGGTAACTAGGAGTTCCACCACCTTGCATAGGCTGCATTAAACTTTGGTTTTGTGGGTTAGTTCTTTCGATACCGTTTGCATCTACTGCTGAATTAACTGATCTCATTAAGTCGGATAAGTTAGAAACTTTACCACCAATACGAACTGAGTTTCTGTAATCGTCTATAGATTTTTTAAGGGTAGGGTTTATGTCAGGATTTTGTTCTATTAATAAAAATACTTCTTCTACCTGTTCTTTTGTTAAACCTGTGCCGTCTTCCATTGTAAATTGTGGTGAATTTGGAGTAGGGGGTGCATTTTCTTGATCTAACTGCAATCGAAGGTTTTCTAAGTCTTGTTTCTCCTGTGCAGCCTGTTGTTCTGCAAGTATTGCCTCTTGTTCAGCTAGTTTAGCTTTGTTTATGGCATTCTGTCTAAGACTTGGGTTGTTACCAAGGTCAATACCGTCACCGTCTTTATTGTCTTGGATGTATTGATCGACAACACTCTTATTAACACCTCTTACTTTGTCTATAGCTCGTCCACCTGCGACAATACCAAGTTGTCCAAGTAAAGACGTACCTCCTGTAGAGACACCTGCACCTAACGATGCTAAAGGACGTAATACCTTCTCAGTATTGATAGCACCTTTGTCATAACCAAGGCCTCCACCAATAGGGGAGAATGTATCTGTAATTCTTGATAGGCCTTGTTGATATCCTGAGTTATGTAACCCTGTTAATTCGTTCATTTGCCTCATAAGAGACAACATTCTTTGACCTTCGAGTGTGTCACCTGTTAATCTAGTTATTGCATCAAACTCTTGTTTACCTACAGTGCTTTTAGTCTTGTTTCTTGCCTCTCTTTGACCTGCCTGAGCTAACACCTTGTCAATAACAACTGATAATTCGTCAGTAGGAGTTACCTGCAATCTTTCTTTTAAATCTTTACCTAATTGCTTTAACTCTTCTGCAACTTGTATATGTGCCTTATCTACAGTTTCTCTTGCACCTTGAGTAGACATTTTATCTAGGTCTTGAAGGTTATAGTCGTTAGTTGTTGCTATTGTATTAAGCCTGTTTGCTAATTCTGTGGCTCCTTCAGGGTCTGAGGCCTCGTTTGTCTTCTTATCAAATATAGATGTAACACCGTCTTTTACTTTTCTAACTGTGTTTACACCACCTGTGGCCACATCAGTACCGACAGATACACCTGAACCCATAGAACCACCTATGACACCTGCATCTAAGAGCCTGTCACCTACTTCTTTACCTGTATACTCGCCACCTGAGGCTGCTGAGGCTCCTATTGATAAACCTTCTTGTATTCCTTCAGTGCCAAACTCGATACCACCTTTTTTAAGTGTTCTTTTTGTAAATTCTTTAGATGCATTACCGAAACCTGCCTTTTGCAGTCTCTGTGCTATCTGTTTTGCACTTAGTTTAGCTAGTTGATCCTTAGGTATAACTTTACCTGCACCGAACTTGTCTAGTAGACCTATGATAGCTCCAACGCCAACGGCTACTTTAGGGTCATAACTGCCTGTTTTGTCTTCTATCTCACCTGCGACTTCACCTGTACCTAGTAAGGCACTACCTGCTAAGGTTGCACCACCGAATAATAAGGCTGCAGGGGCTGATACAAGAGCTGCTACTGCAGTTGCACCTGCACCGACTAGTGATGCACCTGTAGTCATTGAGTTTTCAGCTACTTTTTCACCAATCCATCCGAATGCAGCCTCTAAACCGTCTTCATCCCAAGTATCTGAGAATGACTTGTTGTATTTTGACTGATAACCACCTTGAGCTATGTCTTTTTCCTGTTGTGTAACTACACCTGTGCCATATTTCTCAACACCTTCTAAACCTGTGGCTCTTCCGACTGCCTCAATACCTTTTCCACCAAGTTTTTGAAATTGGTCAGCAGCAAAATCAAATACACCGTCAGTACCTTGTTGTTGATTGTTACCTTGGTTAGCCATATTTAAAGTAATATCGTTAATAATGTTGGTTACAGTCGCTTGAGGTGTGCCATCAGGGATTTCGTAGACATTATTGCCTATTTGATACTGTGCCATATTATTTAATCTGCTTTACTATTATACCATTTGAAGTAAAAGAATTAACTTGGTTCTGTGAGGCTTGTTGATCGTCAACAACCTGCATACCACCTGTAAGTCTTGCCTTAATACGTTGTAGGGCAACTTTTCTATCGTTAATCCATGTCTTCCAAACTTCTTCATCGTGAAATCCAACTTTAGGAGCAGGTGACATAAATAAGTCCATCTCCTTGTTAGAGATTGCACCCTTAGTCTGAGCAATACGGAGAAGTGTGTCGTCAACTTTAAGTTTCTGAAGAAGTAACCTTGTTGTTTCTTTAGGATCACCTGTCATACTATCTAAAAAAGAACCTACAGTTCCATCCCATAATCCTGTAACACCACCGTCTTCAAGACCCATTAAGGCACGATCCATATCAGCAAGTGATTGGTCTATATTACCCAAGTAATCTGCATCAGCTCTTGCTTGTTTTGCAGTTTTTTTAGCATTAGCCATATCAGTCTTATATTTAGCTAAGGCCTGACCTCTGTTGTAATCCATTATGTTGCCATACATAGCAGTGGCATCTGCCGTTTGTCTGTTACCACCAAGGTGAGAGTTAGCTAAACCTGCACCACCTATACGGATAAGCATTTCATTTAAACCTATGTCTTCAGGGTATCTGACACCTTTAGAAAGGTCTTGTCTGTCTCTACGTTTCTCAGTAGCTACAGGTTGCGACAGAAAGTTTGAGTTAAGAATACCGTTGGTAGTAGAATTATCAATAGGATTAAAACCATAACCCTCACTGTAAATGTCTCCTTGAAATTGGTCAGGGTTAGCTAGGTTATTTTTTATTCTATTAGATAACATGGCACGAGTTACAAATTCATCAGAATTAGTTCCATCGTCAATAACTGAGGCATTATCTAAAATACCTGATACTTGAGAGTTATATAATGCAGGGTTTGTTTGTCCATAAAACTGCGACCTGTCCATGTTACCATTAAACCTATCTCTATACATATCCGTATTCCCTTCTTGATTGTCATCACTGACATCTGCAATTTCTTGATTAATCTTTTCTAGACTGTACTGTTCAGGATTATTTTTCATGTAATCCATAGCTCGTTTTAGATAAGCCTTGGTTTCATCAGGTAAGTCTGTATATTTACTACCCTTATCTACCCAATCTTTAGTTGCCTTCGCACCCATGTTGTAGCCGATCAATGTGTCAGCTACGTTTTTAAAACCATAGTGATCCGAATAACCCTTTATAAACTTACCTGCTATGTCTCTAGATTTAACAGGGTCTAGGGCATCTGACTGAACATAAGGTTTCATACCATAACCTAAATCATGAAGGTGTTTACCTCGTAACTGATAACCACCTAAGGCACCTTTGTTAGAAGTGGCATATGGTGTAAACCTTTTATTCATAGGTATATGACCTGTTTCATTTTGCATGACCAAGTCTAAGAGGGGTGGAGTTACGGTATTACTATAATTAGATAAGTAGCCGTATGGGTCTATCATTACGTAAACGTAGGATAAAAGCTACTATACTGACCACCTGTGCCACCTGTGCCATAGTAGCTAAAAGGATTACCACTTGAACCATAGTTAGTGTTACCACCAAAACTATTCATCATTTGACCACCAAAGCCAAAACCCTGCATACCACCATATAAGGCACTCATGTTAGGGTCGTATAAATTAGGTTGAGTAGTTGTAGAACTTGTAGGTGCTTTACCCATAGTACCTGACATATACTTATTATTTATATCCATTTTGTAGGCAGCATCCTTCTCATGAGCAATTCTATCTGCATCAAGTTGGTTCTGAGCATCTTTATTAAATGCATTACCTGCACCTGTCATCATGTTGGAAATATCCATACCCATGCCAAAACCTGAACCATAGGTGTTAGCTAAATTTGCATTTGCATTCATTTGATTAGCAAACATATTGTTTTGGTTAGTTAGGTAATCGTTAGCTAATTTGTTCTCTATTGTAGCCGTAGTATCTGTCAATCGATCATCATAACTTCTACGAGCTATTGCATCGGCTACACCTGCTCTACTAGAGTTTATATTACCTGTACCTGAGGCACCCATATTAATATTTGGTAATGTTTGTTCATTTAGTTGCCTCGTACTATCTCTCATAGCTGAATCTATTAAACTTTGAGAGTTATTAGTTGCATAGTTATTCGCAGCAGCTAGATTGTTTTTACCTGCTTGGTTGTACAAGTCGGCATAGTTACTACCAAAGTTTCTACCTTGGTTCATAAAATTAACTGCATCACCCTGACCACCAATACCAAAGTCATTCATGTAGTTGTAACCTGCTTTTGACATGTCGTTCATGTTGGCATAGGTATCGCCTGTATAAACACCTTTGTCTAAGGCATAGTTGTATGCATCTTTACCTTGAGAATAACCGTAGTCTAAGTAAGGTTTAGCTAAATTAAAACCTGCCATGTTAGCTGCATTAGCTGCATCTACGGCATTTGAAGACCTTTTAGATGCCTTATTGGACATAACTCCACCGATAACGGCTCCTGCAATTGCACCCCATGCCATGATATTATTCCTTTCTTAATATATTATTGTTAAACAGTTCTATGTCAGGTTCTTCCATACCTAGTTCTGTATAACTTTCTGCAATTACTTCCTTTTCAATATCAGGAAGGTTTTTTTCATATGGTGTTCTCGTCATATGTACGTTAGTTAGTAAAGCATCTTCTAAAGCATAGAAGGCTCTTTTAGACCCTGCAGGGGAGGCAAATGTATAAGGTGCCTCCATAGTGATCCTGTCAGTGAACTCGGATATGACGATTATCTTACCCTTAAGTAAAAACGATAAATGTGAATACCTATGTATCTTACCAACGACAGTTACACCCTTAGGTATAAACATTTCTCTAGCATAAACACCTGCATCGTACTCTTTTAGGTATTCAGCAAAATGATGTTGTAAGGTGCATTGATCCATAACATCTTCAACTTCACCATTATCAATAGCATCTTCTAACTTATGCTGATAAGCCGTAACTGAGGCCTTAAGCATTATTGGATTGTTTAGTGTCATACTGCTACCCATGCTGATCCGTTGTAAACGACTAAACCACTAAAGCCATTTGATAGTGGGTTCCAAGGTGTAACGGCATACCTAACCATACCTTTGATTGGGTTCTCAGGCTCTATATCGGCAACAACTATTGATGCCGTTTTTAATTGCCTGATTGCATTTTCTATCCTTTGTAGTTCATCCTGAAGGTATCTTCTCATACCCTCTTCAAACACAGGATATTGAGATCGTATGTAGCCGTTAACTACAACATTAGTTTTATCATCAACTGCCATTATCTCGATCCTGTAGCCTCTATTTCAATGTCAAACCCTGATATCTCAAAGTCTTTACTATCTGACACAAGTATTTTGTAACTTAAGTATCTACCTGATGCCCTACTATCTATTTTATAGTCAGTTGCCATGTCATATGTCGTTGCTAATCCGTACACAGGATTAGAGTAGGGAGTGTCTGAGGCTCCAAAGGTCAAAGTTAAGTTTGTGTTTGACGAGTTAGTAGTTGTAGCCTGTGGGTAAATTGCCTTAATAACTTTGTAACCACTTAAGGGTACTTTTGTCTCATCAAGGTCTATACCAATACGTTCAACTTGAGAAGGCTTTATAGATTCAGTGTCAAGCTGAAAAGATACTTTACCTTCGTCAGCTAAGTCTAAAGCTAATAGTTTATCCGATGTTATACCGTCAGATACCTTGTCCTCACAAACCATTAATGTATGCCTGTCAAAACTATCTTCCTGACCATAGTATGTTCCACCTGTTAATTGATAAGTCAAACTAGTAGCCGATGCATATGTATTTACTGAGTTTACGTTAGCGACTGTTCCTGAAGATACGTTAGGTAAATCCATAAATGACCAAGTGTTGTTTCTATAGTTATAGATAGCTGCTCGGTTACATCTATCACTGTTAGTAAAGTTAACTAGGCTATCACCTGAGGTGTAGCAGAAGTATATCTCATTTAAAGTTGGGTTATGCTGAACAAAGAATTTATCTTTAGATGTATTGTTTAGACCACCATAAATAAATGCTCTTACTCTTTCATCGCATATAGATTGCT